TCATTCCGTTCTCATTCAAGTTAACGTTAACCGCTAATTGTTAAAGGAGATAGTTAAAAATGATCACTTCCACTTATAGTTTTCTTGATTTAGCCGGTGCAATTGCACATCCTGCTTTAGGTGCTTATGTGTTTACCGGTGAAGGTGTTGGAGAAATTAACATTGCTATGGCCGGTGATAAAACCGCTCATGATACCGCTAGCGATGGTTCTGTGATGGTTAGCAAGATTGCCGGTAACAACGGATCAATTACCATTCAATGTCAGCAAACTAGCAATGTTCATAAATATCTTTTATCTGCTTATAACTACCTGCTGAATGCACCTACTAAAGAATGGGCACAAATGGCCGCTACTTTGCGAAATACAAGTGACGGTTCTTCGCATGTTGTTCAAGGTATCAGTTTTCAGAAAAAAGCCGATAAAGCTTATCAAGCGCAAGGTCAACGTGTTTCTTGGGTTTTAATGGCCGCCGATATTCAATCTCTTACCCTTTAAGAAAGGATTAAAACAAAATGGCTAAACGTGAAACTTTCAAAGATGTAACGATAGGAGAAAAAAAGTTTAGGATTGGCAAGTTTGATGCACAAACCGGAAGTTACATTGTGTATCAACTGTTGAGTAATTTCTTACCGATGATTGCTAAAAACGGTTTACCTAACCTGGATGAAAAAGCTGATACTGTTTTAGAGAAAATTACAAGCAGTTTGCCTTTAATGCCAAGAGAACAGTTTTTCCAATTGCAGAAAGATTGCTTGTATGTCTGTAATGAGATTGCTTTGGCTGGTAACGTTGAAACTCCTATTCCTGTTGTTTTATCAGATGGTAGTTTCTGCGATAAAGAAATGGAATGCGACGTTGTTATTACAATGGCGCTTATGATTCATGCTTTGGTGTTTAATGTAAGTGGTTTTTTCGGCGCAAGCGGTTTGAAGGGGATAAAGGAAAGCTTCAGCCTTTAACATTTGAACCGCTTAAATCTCTAAATCTTGACGATTTTGCTTTTGCTCCTGTAATTGTTGGCGATTGGAAGCAACACCAATTGTGGGATGGAACTTATACTTTTGACGATTTGTTAGATTGGCATGAATTGTCATTTGTTAAAGCTGAAAATCAAAAACGCTATACAGAATGGCAAAAGCTGAATCAAGGTGATTAAATGGCCGCTGATACTATCAAAGATTATTTAGTAGGTTTGGGTTTTAGTGTTGATGAAAAAACATATAACGCCTTTACCAAAAAACTAAATGAATCAGCAAAAGAAGTTGAAAAAGCGGTTGGAAAAACTACGCTAACGTATTTAAAAGCCGGTAGCGTAGTTATTTCCATGTTAGCCGGTATTGTTAGTGCAACTGCTGCTGTTATTGATAAAACTGCGCAAGCCGATTTGCAGTATAAAAAATTAGGCTTGCGTATGTTTATGAACAATGAACTTGCTAAACAGTTTAAAATTTCAACCGATGCTTTAGGTGAAAGTTTAGATGATATAGCATGGATGCCTGAATTAAGAGAAAGATATTTTGCATTAATGAAACAATCGGGGGAAATGAAAACCCCACATGACGCCGATGAACAGTTAAAGCATATCAGAGATATTCGTTTTGAATTTACAAGAATGAAGATTGAAGCTAATTATGCAATGCAATGGATTAGCTATTATCTTATTAAGAACCTGAGAGAACCGCTAAACCTGCTGCAAAATTCGCTTAAAAACTTCAATTCCTGGATCACCTCTAACATGCCAAATTGGACCGGCAAGCTATCAGCCTTTTTGACAATCGTTTTCAAATTGGCAATAAGTGCCGCAAGAGCCGTATTTGACCTAGGAAGGGCAATTAGGGAATTATGGGACCGGTTACACCCTGCCGGACAAGCTGCAAGCCTAGCAGCAGGATTTTTCGCGCTAGGGGCTGTTCCTGTTATCGGTCCTTTCCTTCAAGCTTGTATCGTTGCCGGTGGCGTAATCAGCAGCGTTCTTTTACTGATTGATGATTTTTACGGTTATCTTGAAGGGAAAAAATCATCTAAAACAATGGCTCCTGTATGGAAGATGTTGTTAGGGTTGTTTAAAGATATATCTTCTATTATAAGAGAAATAAACAAGCTGTTTAACTTTGACAATAACTTTTTCAAAACTTCCGATAGGTTTGAAAGATTTGTAAATAATATAAAACTCGCTGCCAACATTTTAACTGGCACCGGAAGTGTTTTAACAATTGTTTTTAAACTGTTGATTGGTTTGGTTGATACTTTGGCTTACTTACTTGAAGGTAAATTAGGCAAAGCAAAAGATAGATTCAAAGAAGTGATACAAGATGCTAAAGACGGTTGGAAAGATTTGAAAGAAACTGCTAAAGACGGTGCCGGTGTTAACACTTTCTTTAATAAAGTAAAAGAGCATGAATCAGGGGGAAATTACAGAATCATTAACCGCGATTCCGGTGCAATGGGTGCTTATCAAATCATGCCTAGCAATTGGCGTAATTGGTCCAAAGAAGCCGGTTTAGGCCCTAATGCTCCTACTACTGCTGAGAATCAAGATATTGTTGCAAGATTCAAATTGCAGCAATACATAAACAAATACGGTGACGAAAGATTAGCTGCCGTTGCATGGTACAAAGGAGAAGGAACAGCAGATAGTATAAGAAAAGGTAAACCGTCTTATGGTGGAAAACCTTTAGACCTTAATAAAAAGTTTGGTAAATACGATTCAATTAATGATTACGTCTATGCTGTTACCGGTCAAACATTTGGTACAAACGGTTTAGATTATCTAGCTAACGGTTTATATAGCTATAAATCAATGTATGACCAATCTTTAGCCAATCAGGTTACAGCTACAAATAATAACGGAATGACAATTAAAACTGAAATTGGAGATATTACAGTTTATGTAGCTAAAACAAATGCTTCAACTGGTGACATTTATGAAGCTGTTGTTAGCGGTGTAAATGACGCTACAACTAACGGCAAAGTAGTTAGACAACTTAGGGATGCAACAGGAATGTTTAAATGAGCAATTTAAACGAAATTTCAGCTTTATATGCAGCTTCACAAACTGCTTTGTTGCTGTACAACAAAATAAGCAATTCTTTTAAGTTGCAATTGAAACAAGAAACTTTAAACAATGCAAGTTTCTATAGTCAAAATTTGCCTTTTCAACAAACAATATCGCCTAATAACGCTCCTGGTTTTCGTCCTAAAGAATGGGATAATCCTGATTTAGTTTATGCTAGAACTAGTGTAAATGGTTATTTCTTTGACGCTGTAATAAAAGCGGATCATACAACAACCGTTAAAAAAACACAACATCCGGTGCAAGATAGAGGTTCTATATCGGATCACGCGTACAAAATGCCAGATAGATTAGTTTTAGAAATAGGTATGAGTGATGCAATGGATAGTTTCATACCTGGACAATTTGAAACTAGCTTTTCTAAATCAATTTCAGCATATGCAATTTTAAAAGATTTACAGAAAAACTTTGTACTTTTAGATATAACAACCAGATTGCAAAACTATAGTAACATGCTTATAGAATCAATTCACGTTTCCGATGATTTCAAAACAAGGGACAGTTTAAGAGCAACGATAACCTTTGAAGAATTGTTTGTTCAAGAGGTTAACCAAGTAACAGTTAGTGCAAGAAAACAAGTAACCTCTAAACCTGTAGCAACTTCTAAAAACCCGATTCCGGCTAATACAACAGTTTTAAGAACTTTAGAAGATACTCTTTCAGGTGACAAATAATGCAAATTGTTCCGCTTACCTCTGATCCTAATCAGACTATCAATGTTACCTTAAACGTCAATTCTAAAAATATTCCTTTACAGTTAAATGTTTCTTTCAATGAATCCGCTAACTATTGGGTTATGCAAATTGTTGATCCTGCAACAAGCAAAATCTTAATTGACAATGTGCCGCTAATAACCGGTTACGGCAATTCTGCTAATATTTTAGATCAATACTCATACATGGAAATTGGAAATGCTTACATTTTAAATGTCGGCAATTCGCCTTTAGATTATCCCGATGCTGAAACGATAGGAACGGATTTCATTTTATTGTGGGATGATAATAAATGAACAACGATAATCTAAGATTTGTAAGAAAATACAGAATCACAATAATAGATCAAAACAACATTGCTTTAGATGTTTCTGATTTAAGATGTACTTTTCGTGTTGAATATTTAGGCTATCAATATCAAAACTTTGCTGAGATAAGCATTTACAACTTATCTTCAAAAACACAAGTTGATATTATAAAGTCTGGTTTAAGGCTTGTACTTGAAGCCGGATATAAAAACGGGCAATTCGGCAAAATATTTGACGGTAACATTTATCAACCGATTTGGGACAGAGAAAACATAGTTGATTACAAGTTAACACTTCTTTGCTTTGATGGAGATTCACAGTTAAATCTTAACTTTGTAAATATGGCTGTACAGGTAAATCATGATTCAAGAAACGATTTGCTAGCTATTATGAAAAACGCTCGTTATCCTTTTGAGAATGGCGGGATAACAGAAAACATAGATACAACTGAAATGCCTAGAGGTAAAGTTTATTTCGGGATGCCTAAGAAATACTTCAGAGAAATTGCAAACGCTAATAATGCACAATGGAGCTACACAAACGGAAAACTAATTGTTTCAAATTTAACCAATATCCCACAAACTGAAGCTTTGGTTATATCTCCCGATAACGGCTTGATTGGAACACCGCAACAAACACAAGACGGTGTTGAGCTTAAAACCTTACTCAATCCTGCTTTAAGAGTGCAATATCCACCAATGCAAATAAAGCTGGATAATTCGATTGTAAGACAAGCTAAATTACAATTTGGTCAACTGCAAACAAGATTAGATCAAGACGGTTTTTATTATGTTGCTTCTGTTGTTCATTACGGTGACACAAGAGGGGATGAATGGTACACCGATATTGTGGGCTTTAATTCAACCGGTTCAGGTTTAGTATCCCTTTACAATAACAATAGACAATTCTTAAACTAACTATGAGTCAGAGAATAGCCGAAAAACTAGGAATAGAAACAGAAATATTTAAACGTTTGATTGATAATGCAAACGCTGAATTACATGTTAGTTGTCCTGGAATTGTGCAATCTTTTAATGCTGAAAAGCAAACTGTAACGGTTATGCTTGCAATAAAAGAAAAAGTTATCGAAATGGATAGCACTTTAGCAGATATACCTTTTCCTATTTTGCTAGATGTTCCTATTTGCATTCCTTCTGCCGGTGGTTTTAGTTTAACTCTACCTGTGCAAGCCGGTGATGAATGTTTAGTTGTGTTTTCTGATTTAGGCTTTGATTGGTGGTATCAAAACGGCGGAGTACAGAACAAAACACAGGATTTAAGACGACATGATTTAAGTGACGGATTTGCAATATTAGGTGTTAAAAGTCAACCTAATGTAATTCCTAATTATAGTCCTGATTCAGCACAGTTAAGAAATAATGAAGGAACCTGTTATATTAATTTAAGTGCAGATGGTAAGTTAAAGTTTAAAGGCGAAGCTAGTTTTGAAGATGCTGTTACTTTCAATGATGCTATTATAGATCAAAATGGAATAGATC